TGGCCCGAATTGTGGTTGCCCACTGGTTTGGCGTGACTGGCGACGTGTCCGGATTGAAGAAGTGGACAACCTGTTTCTCGGCAAGGCCCGCAACGCTCGTCACTGTGACAGCATCGGTTTCAACAGAAGCATTGGCATTCAGCGTCAGAGACTGGACGCCAGTGCCCTCAAGGCTCAGAACCGTATAGCCGTTCGTTGCAGACGCGGCTGGCGTGATCTGACTGCCACCCCGCGCCGCCATGACAGAAACGCCGCTCGGAATGTCATTGGGGGCGGCAGTCGGCGCCAAGGTTGGCGGCAGCACAAGCGCCACACCCGCCGAATTGGCCCGCGTAGCAGCAGCGTTAAGCTTGGCTTGGTCCGTCGCCCCGGTTTCGTCTGCAACCTCCGCCGCGCGTGCGAAGCGAGCGGCCAGGGTCGCAGACGTAGAAGCGCCCGTTGGCGTGACTTGCAGGGCGCTTGGCTGAATGCCCGAATAGCGCGTACCGTCCGTGTCAAACCGAAGCAGATCGCCATCTGCCGGCGTCAGGTCCGCAATGTCGAGAATGTCAGCGTCTGTATCGATATCGGGATCAGAGAACGTGATGCCCATCAGACGGTCCAGTCAGCTGTTCTGAGCTTGCGATAGTCGCTGTCGTTCAGCTTCTGCCGCGCCTTCTTCTGCATGTCGGGATCGGCCGAGAGATAATCCCAGCCTTCCTCGATCTTCCACTTGTTGATGAGCGCGAACGGCACAGACGCAGCCCTGCGCAGGAACTTGTCCTTGTCCGTGGACCAGCCGTCATTGGTCCTCGCCTTCTGGCCATTGGCGTCGAGGATCGGCTGAACATCGGCATACATCGCGAACTCACGCCCGATGATGTTGCCCTTGGCGTCGTGCTCATAGCGCACGAACCAGTGACACCCGGCCGCCGTCACCATGAATGGCCGGAACCCCGAGGGGATCGGGACCGCATCATTCGTTGTCTGCATTCTCTGCAATCTCCACATAGCCTCGGGCCTCAAGCCCAAGTGCAATGGACCGCTCAAGCGTCAGGACCGTCCCGCGCTCATGGAACACATCGCCCTTGCCGGGGATGTGGATGCCCGTGCTGATCTTGCCGTCGCCCGCCTTGAGGATGCGGGCCTGCAGCATCTCGATCGGCTTCTCGTTGCGCTTGCGCTCGGTTGCGGCCTTGATGGCAGCTTCCTGGAACAGCTCGTCCCGCTTGCGCTGAATGGCCAGCTTGACCGTCTCTTCGGAGGCATTCTTGCGCATGCCCTTGATGCCAAGCGCACCGGCCTCCATCAGGAGCGCCTTCATGCGTTCGGCGGCTTGGTTCTCGACCTCTTCGGCTGACTGCAGCGTCTGTTCGGTCATGGGTTTCTCCTAGGTCAGCGGTGGGGGAGCCGGGTTTGGCTCCCCCTTGTCGCTACTCAGATCACGTGATGTCTCGGATCGCCGCGCCTTGCTTCTCGTTCTTGCAGACGAGCATTTTCTCAGCCGTGGTCATCCAGCGCTCGTTGTCGCCGTTCTTCGCCAGCTGCGTGGTCGTGACACCGCGATAGGTGCCAACAGCCCAGCCGCTCGGATCGATCAGCAGCACATCGCGCGAGAGCCCGTAGGCGTGCGGGATGAACGAGATCGGGCCGAAGTCGCTGACGTAGGTGTCAGCCGCGCCGTAGATCGTGGCCTGAGACGAGCCCGACACAGACGCGCGGATGTCCGCAATGCCGGTGAACGCCGAAGCAATCTGCTTGTGCGTGCCGGACATGTACGCTTGGGAGTACTTGGCGCCGTTGGTGAAGCCCGTGACCAGAACGCCCTTCAGCAGGGTTTCCGTCAGCGTGCGTTGCGTGCCGTTGGTAGCCGCAGACACAAGACCCGCCGCAGTCCAGCCGCCAGACGAGCCGCCTGCGCCGAACGAGTCGTTGGTTTCGATCCACGCCAGAGCGCCAGCCGTTTTACGGGTCGTCGCGCCGGATTCCGCAACCGCAGCATAGTTGCCGATCATGCGGGCTTCCATGTCGCGGCGAAGTTCGATGCCACGGATCATCTTCTGGTAATCGACCTCGTCCGCGCGGCCGGCACGGTCGGAAGCCTTGACGGTTTCCGAGATCACGCCGTCTTTGCGGAAGATACCCGCATAGACCGAGCGGCGGGCCGGCTGGATAGCCGCCGTGTGCGTGCCGATGTCGTCGCCTTCAAGCTGCTGGTTGGTCGGGTCAGCTGCGGTGAGCGCCTGGGTTTGCCACTCGTGCAGAACGTTCTTGACCTTCATCTTGCCGATGTTGGAGATGAAGGGTGTTTCTTCCGGCGCCACACGGTGGATGGTATCTTCAAGGTCCTCGCGTTCGCCAACGACGGCGGCGCGCAGGAGCGCATTGGTGGGGGCAGTCATTGTCCTGTTGCTTTCTATCCTCGCTTCAAACGCCGCAGCTCCATCGCTTCCTCAATGGACAGCGAGTGTTTGGAGTTCAGGGCTTTGATGCGTGCTTCTGACGATGAAGGTCGCTGCCCCTGTCCTGCGGGTGACGCGGACGGGCCTGCGAGCTTCGGCTTGGGTTTCGGCGTCTCTTTCGCCTTGGCCTGTGCTCGATCCCAGAGCATGGCCTTGTAAGCGACTGACGCCTCAAGAGCAGAAATGTTGCGGATCTGATCGGACGGGACGCCCCGTTCGTGCAGATAGGTCATGGTATCCGACCAGCGCGCCTTGCCTTCCTTTGCATCGGCCAGTTCTGGCGCGAGCTTCGGGAGGAGCGCTGCCTGCTCGTCTGCGAATTGCCTGAACCGCATGCGCTCGGCTTGGGACAGCTTGTCCTGCTTGCGCGTGTATTCGAGCCGTTCCGCCTGATAGCGGGCAATCTCGGCGTTGTAGTCTTCAGGGCTGGACGCCTTGAGCTGGGCCGCCTGTGGGCTGTCCAGCCATTTGTCCCATTCCTGAAAATACGCCGTCTCGGATTCTACCTGTTCACCTACCGTCGCAATGACCTGATCTAGCTGCTGGAGCTTGGCTTCAGAGGTCTTGCGAAGCGTGGCCGCTTCCTGCATCGCCTTGGCTACGGCTTTCGTTCGCTGCTTCTCGTATTCCACCACGGCCTTCTGGGCGGACGGAGGAAGCTTGGCGAAGTGGTCCTTGCCATCGGCATCCCAAAACTCAGGGGGCTCGATTGCCGGGGTCTCCGGTTCGGCTTGTTCCTGTTCCTCGCCCTCCTGGTTAGCCTCAATGGGCTCCTCTTGGGCGTCGTCTGCGGCTGGGGTTACCGCTTCGGATTCATCAGCTGCTTCGACGGGCTCAGCCTCGGTCGGCGCTTCTTCTTCGACAGGCTCTAGCCGCGTCTCGCCTTTGGAGCGGCGTTCCTGCTGGAACTTCACAGCCTGTTCAATGGACATAGGGGCGCTATCCGCCGCGGGGGCGGTTGTAACGTCGGTCATGTTTTCCTCTGGGGTTAGTCCGCTGCCCGCCGGTTGGCGGCTTCGCGTTCAATCGTTCCCGTATCGACGAAGTTCAGGAGCTGCTTGCGTGCAGCCTCCAGCCCTCGGAGCGTCAGCAGCGCCTGCCATGCAGCTGGCGCGTCCTGGGCATCCAGAAGCGCCTTGAGCATGCGCTCACGCACCGTCTGGAACGCCTCGTCCGTGACCTCTAGGGCTTCCTTGGCGAACACCGCCCGTTGCATGCTCATTCAGCAAGGCTCCCGCCCGGCCGGAACGACTTGGCGTCCCTCTGGGCCTCGGCTTTCTTCTCATTGCTGTGCAGGGCTGCCTGATGGTTCAGGTTGGCCTGATAGATCGCCAGCTCTTTCTCCTGCGCCATGCGGAGAATGGCCAGCTCGCGCTCCTGTTGCAGCCGGATAATCCCTAGCTCACGCTCGCTTTGCAGCTTCATCTGCATGGCCTGCATGTCCGTCGCGGCCTTCTGCTGGTCGGACTGCTGTTGCATGGCCAGTTCAGCCTGCTTGGCCTGCGTCGAGACTTCCAGCTCCTGCGCCTTCATCTGGCCGGTCATCTGAAGCTCGGCCTGCTTGGCCTGCGCATCCGCCTGCACCTTCGCCATCGCCGGGTCAGGCTTGGGCTCCTGCGGCGGGGCTTCCTCTGGATTGGTCCAGAACGCTTCGGGCTTCTTGAACCCTGCCCGCGACGTGCCACGCATCAGCAGGTTATAGGCGTTGTCAGCCGATACCAGCGGACCATTCAGCCCGCCCTGCATCTCCACAATCTGGAACTGACGGTCCATGATGCGATCGATATAGGCCAGCTCCATCTCACGACCGCCAGAGCCGACGCCGACCTCGATCACCATGTCCGCACGCTCACCGAACGTGCTGGGATCGATGTCCACCGGCGCCGACCCATTCAGCCGCAGCTTCTCGCGCCGCGTGTTGTGCGTCCGGCTCAGGGCGTGAATGTTGAGATACCAGTCCTTGACCAGCGTTTCCGCCAGCACCCGGGCAATCATCCTCACCCGCTTCTGGGCCATGGTCATGAGCGCCTGTGCGCCCTTGGCCGTGTCGTGCAGCGTATCGGGATTGAGGCCCTGCGCGTTCCTGACCACGCCGGATTTCGACTCGCCCATGGTGGAGACGTATTCCAGCATCATGCCCACGTCGAAGCCAAGCTGGCCTGACTGGATCGGGGTCACAGCCCCCGGCTTGCGCGTCCGGATCGGCATGCCCGGTTCATTCCGCAGCACGTCATCGACCGTGTTCTCGCTCGCCAGATCCTCGGCAATCTCGACCCGCTGGTTCATGGCGAAATAGCCGCTGTCCAGCATCATGCGGACGAGCGCCGTCTTGATCTTCTGCACTTCCAGCAGCTTGTCAGCGAGCGACTGGCCGTAAAACCTGTGCGTCTGGATGAATGGCGTTCCCACCGCCAGCCCGATGCGGTTCACCTGCCGCTTGTCCAGCACGATGTTGCACTGTTCGTCCGTCTGGACGCGCCAAAGCTCCGACTTGCCGTCCTGGTTGCCGTCCACCCGCACCCAATGCTTGAGCACCTGCACAGTTCGGAGCAGCTTGGTTGAGCCCCGATTGCTGCTGTCGCTCTCGTCTGCGAGGTCGCGGCTCAGTTCGGTCTGATCATCGCCCTTGTTGGGATAATCCGGCAGGCGGGAAACCAGCTTCTCATCAAAGCCCTGATCTATGAGGCTTTGCGCACGGGGAAAGCTCCTGACCACGCAATAGGTGGCATCCGAGATGTCCACCGTATCAGGCGCAACGCTCAGATTGTTGGGGTCGATGTTGGCGCTCTTGATGCAGCCGGCGTCATAGGCCATCGAGGCGCGGACCTTGAACAGCTCGATACCGTCAGGGCCAGCCCCGAGGCTTTCCTGTTCCTCGATCTCGTAGCCGTCCTGCTGGAGAAGCATCAGCTGCGGGGCTGAGATGCCCTCAAACATCTGCTCGTCCAGCTTCTCTTCGTCCTGCCACCATGTCTCAATGATGCCGGTGTCTACCTGAAGCGCGTCCTTGAATGCCGTATAGAGCAGGCGCCAGCCACGCAGCTTGCGGAAAGCCACGTACTGGACGTATTCCATCTCGGCCCGGGCCTGTTCCTCGTCTTCATCGCCCTGAGCGTCGAAGCTGGCCACATCCTCCCCGCCTGTGAATATCTCCATCAGGTCGGGCAGGATCGTCTCGATAGCGTCGGCAACGTCCGTGCTCACCGCCTTGGAGCGGTTGGGCAGGCTGGGCACGTCCGACATCTCGCCCTTGGAGTATTCCAGGGCCTTGCGGCGCTTCTTCTCAAGCTCCGTGCCGTTCTCGAACCCGACCGAGTTGAGCTTTTCGCCCTTCAGGATCGATAGAAGCTCCTCGTCGGATAGCTTCATGTCGTCCTTTTCGGGGGCTTCACCGCCTTGATACGCCATCAGACAGCACCGAACGTGGGAAGGTCGAGTTTCTGCACGGCTGTCCTCGGTTCTTCATAGGCGATGCACATCAGGCCGAAGGCGTCCGCAGCGTGCGATGCCCAATCGTGGTCAGGGCCGAGGCCCACCTGCCGTTCCTCGTCGCGTTTCTCGTGATACCAGCCGAGCGCCGCACGTAGCGCCTCGGTCTTGTCCTTGTTGAACCATACCTTGGGGAACAGCCGGCGCGTGGTCGCGATCCGCTGCATCACAGCTCCAGGCGGGCTTTGAACGATCTTGGTCTTGAACCCGGCCGCATTCAGCTGGGCCGCAAAATCCATCCCCGTGGGGTTGTCTGCATGCGTCTGCGCCGCGTCATGGGGCAGCACGCAATAGGCTTTCTCCCAGCCCCGGTCCCTTAGCTCGGTCGTGTAATAGCCGAGCACCTGGCCTACGCCTTCGATGTAATCCAGCACGTTGATCTTCTGGCCAACGAACTGGGCAATGACCACGGACATGGCGTCCGCCTTCTTGCCCGGCCCGCCGATGTCCCAGCAGGCGTGGATGCGCAGGTTTGGGTCTTGGGCCACGAAATCAACGCGGCCCTCCTTCTCGGCCTGTTTCAGGGCCGCAGCGTAATAGGCGCCCGCAAGGATGGTGACGTATTCACCCTCCCAGACATGGCCATAGGCGTCAGGGTCATTGGCCTTGTCCCTAAGCCGCTCGGCTTCGAGAACCTTCGGGAACCACGGGTTGTCCCGCCAGTTGGCCTGAACGCAGGCAATGTCCTTGTCCGCCTTGGCCAGAGCGCCACGGAAGAACTTGTCCACCGGGTCA